ATGTAGGAACACTTGGTCGCAGTCTTAACTTCTTCCGCACCAAGCAAGCACAGGCGCTTGATCGAGCTCTTGGTGAAATGGCTACTGAAGGTGGCACGGCGTTCACACGCATGAATCGCAACAAGCTTGCAATGATGGGCTGGGAGACTGCGGATCAGACACTGCAAGCTGCGGTGTTTGAACTCGGTGTTGCTCTCACAATGAAGCAAAGTCCATTGCTTGCAGATGACAACTGGTGGGAAGTAGGCAAGGGTATTGCTACTGGAGCAGTTCTTGGCGGCGCAATTGGTGGTGGCATCGGCGCCCTTGGGCTCAACAGAGCTTTCAAGACTGCGGTGGAGAAGCTGGATGCCACCAGCAACAAGTACTCTGCTATTTCTGGCATGGGCAAGCTAGATCTGGTGGAGGGTGATAAAGCCTATGCGCTTCTTGAAGCTGTTACTCGCATCCCTACATCCGTTGCTGAGAAGGACAAATTGCTGCAACTGACCTTTCCACTTGGTAGTGGTCCTGTCACCAAGCAGGTGGATCTCAGCACTGTTCTCACCAACGTGGCTAAGCAAAGCACCAAAGCTGCAATGGAAGATTTCTCCATCAGCTTGCGTGGCCTCGTCAGTAAGGAAAGCATGAGTGATGTGCAGCAGCCGTTTGCTGAATTCGTACTGAAGAAATACACTGATCTTGCAGCCAAAGGCGCGCCACCAACTGTTATTCGTGAAGAGCTTGGAGACTTCCTATTCAACCTCAAGAAGGTTGGTGCTGCTATTGACGAACCTTCCATTCGTCCGGAAGATCTTTTCTATTTCCGCAAAACCATCACGCCGCAAGATCTTACCAAGGTTCGCAGCGTAGATGATCTGCGGGAACTGCAAACTCAGAGCACTCCACTAGGTGCAAACCAGAAATACAAGGACGCCTTTGTATACACTGGGACTGATATCAAAGCAGAGAAGATTGCAGTGATTGGTCAAGGTGGTGATAATGGTTTTGTCTCGCTAAACAAAGCTTGGGAAGCTGGCTATCATCTTGCCATCACTCCGAATGGAACTCTTGCAATCAACCAAGCTTCTGGTGTTTGGAAGAAAGCAATCGATCCTGTCACTGATTCCAAGCGATACTTCAATAGCCGTACTGGCGCACTCACGGAAGATACTGTCCTGACTGCTGCTGATCGTGCTGTTCCTGGAAAGACTCTACGCATTACAGACAGCGCTGTTGAGATTCCACTGCGAGATTCCACTAAGCGAATCCAGATGACTGACCGCTTCAATCCTGCTGGTGATCTGACCTACCACACTGCTCGTCATGCGTGGGCTGGTACTCTCTCAGATAAGGCAATGCCAAAAGTTATTGATGAAGCAGACATTGCATTGCTGGAGAGGCTCAAAGATGTACCAGCAGGAAGTCGCAAGAGTTATGAGATTGTTCGCGCCGACGGCACCATTGTGTCTGGTGAATCTGTTGAGTCCCTGCTACTGGAGACTAAGCTTGCTGGCGTGAGATCCGCCTTTGAAGCTGGTGAGCAGGATATCAGAGCTCTTGCTTACCGTTTCAACACCACTGAGACTTGGATTGAGAAGCTTGTTGCAAGTGAGTTTGGCGCCACGATCAAGAATACTGACGAGCTTCTTGATGGCATGAGTCGTGACTTGCTAGATTTTGCTAAGCGGGAGAATCTGGTAACTTACTACGCTAGGCCTCACCAGTTCACTGCACTTAATGCGCTAGATGAAGCGCTGCCTTGGCGCCAGAAGCGTGATATCATCATGGCGCAGGCGAAGAATAATGGCGGCCAATTTGTTACTGGCGAACTAGCGTATGCATATCGTGTGCAGAATGCAGTGCGCGCTAATCACACTGCTAGTGCTGCTGTTCTTGGTGCCGAGCGCTTCGCTCAGCTTCCAGATCTGGCGCAGGATGCCGCCAAACTAGCAAATTCGCTAGGCTCTGGTGCAACTTTTCTTGGTTCCAGCAACGCTAACTACGGCGATGTGCTGAAGCTTGCAGTGCAGAACGTAGGCAAACTTACTCACCAATGGCTGCAACAAGCTAGCGATGATGTAGCTGGTGGATTTGCTAGCGTAGCAACTCGCATCAAGGAGAGCAAGGCCAGTGCTGCTGAGCTTGGAATCGTCACAAACATTCTGCGGAATGATCCAGGCAAGTTCGTGTGGGAGAAGGAGAAGCTGGTACTGCGAGAGCTCGTCAGCATTAAAGATCCTGTTCGCAGGGCTGAGAAAGCAGCAGCACTTGCTGCCGAGGGGCGCCGCACTTCCATCACCATCGAGGATCAATTTGCCAGGGAGTTTCTGCAGCAGCACACTTCCATGAATGCGACTCGTGTTGACAAGGAAACTGTTCTAATCAATGCACGTGGATTTACTAGCAACAAAGACCCAGCAGTGGTCTATGCTCCACCAATTGATACCAACTACTTCCAACACTTTGCATTCGTCCGACCAGTTGATGGCAAAGCCTTTTCTACTTCAGAAGTAGCAATGGTGTTTGGCCGCAATGCTGAGGAACTGCAAGCTCGCATGGCACGTATTGATCGCACGCAGTTTGATGTTATCACCAAGGCTGATGGTGAAAGATACTTTAAAGCCAAGGGCGACTACGATTTTGATAGCACGATCAACGAGCGAAACATTGATAGCTCGCTGCGTCGCAGTGGTGCACTCAGCAACTTCTTCCCAGAAACTCGTGCTGAGAACCTGATCGAAGATTATCTGCGCTGGCATCAGAACCAAGCTACTAAGCTTGTTCGCAATGCAGTTGAGAGCAAGTACGCTCAGCAGTTCGAGGAGATCCGCGCCCTAGGTCGCAGCTACGTAGAGGATGCTACGAGCAAATTCTCCGGCACTCTTAAAACTGCTAAGAGTGAAATCAATAACCCGTTTGATGATTACATCAAAACTGCCTTGGATGTGAGCAAGCGCAGTGAGTATCGTTTGTTCTCACAAGCTAATGAATTCGTAGATGCCCTTGGAACCAGAGCCTATCAAATCCTCAGTGACGTCACTGGTAAAGCTCAAAAGGGTTTGCTGCCATGGAAAGAGGCTAATGAGATTGCTGAACGCCATGGCATCAAAGGTCCGTATGCTGGCAGCGAAGATTACTTCCTCAGTAACGTTCCAAGAGATCGTAATCTTATCAAGGAAGGAGTTGCTAAGGCAAATACTCTGCTCGCTAATCTTGTACTCCGCTTTGATTTCGCTCAATCTCTTATGAACGTGGTGAGCACGCCATTGCTGCTAGGGACTGAATTGGCTAGTATCCGGACGCTAGTAGCCCAGGATAGCGAAATGGCTGGTGTGCTGCGACAACTGACGAATGTGGCTGTTCCTGGAACCAATGGCGCCCAAGCAGTTCCTAGTACCCTGAAGCTGCTGAATACCGCAGTAGCAAACTTCCATGGCGCCAAGGGTGCAGAGCTACTCAAGCGATACACTGACAACGGGGATGTTAAAACCAATCTGGCGCTGATGCATTCTGCTATTTCCGACCTCGCGCTAAGTCCAAACTTCAAGACTTTCTCTGATGGTGTAGAACGAGCAACTGAGAAAGTAGCAACACTGACAGGGAACAACTGGTCAGAGCAGTTCACTCGTTTCGTCACTGCTGATGTGATGCGTCAGCTGACTGATCCTCTTGTTACTAAAGGACTACTAGATGTCAAAACGCAGAACAGTTATATCAGCACCTTCGTTAACCGAGTACAAGGAAATTACATCAGCTCACAGAGACCAGTTGTGTTCCAGGGAGTTCTTGGCGGTGCCATCGGATTATTCCAAACTTATTCCTTTAACCTTCTACAGCAATTGTTGCGACATGTTGAGAATAAGGATAAACGAGCAGTTGCGACGCTATTCGGAATGCAAGCAGGACTCTTTGGTCTTAATGGAACTCCGCTATTTGATGCAGTTAACACACACATCCTCGGAAATGCAGCTATTAATGACGGACACTATGACGCATATAGCATTGCGCCACAACTAGTTGGCAAGGAGATTGGTGACTGGCTGATGTATGGCACTGTCAGTGCAATGCCTGGATTTGGAGACTCGTGGCCAGCACTGTACACGAGAGGTGATATCAACCCACGGCACATGACGATTCTGCCAATGACGCCGGGAGCGATTCCAGCAATTGATGCCAGCATTCGTGTTGCCAGCAATCTTATCGACATGGGCGGTAAGCTAGTTGGTGGTGCTGATATTAGTCAGACTCTGCTGCAAGGACTGGAGCACAACGGCTTGAATCGCCCGCTTGCTGGTATTGCACAGATGATGAATCAGCAGAGTACCACCAGCCGAGGCGGCCTGATCTCTGGAAGCAGCGACTTCGATCTCATTGCTAATGCTTCTCGAATTGCTGGTGCTAAGCCAATGGATGAAGCAGTGGCACTGAACAATATGTATCGACTGAAGGCTTACCAGGCGGCTGACCGCGAACGGATGGAGAAACTTGGTGAGCGTGTCAAGATGAGTCTCACTAAGAATCAAGTTCCAGATGTGGAAGACGTGGAAAGATTCTTCAGTGATTACACTAGCATTGGTGGGCGCCCTGAGAATTTTAATGCTGCGCTGCAACGCTGGATGAAGGATGCTAACGTCAGTGTTATCGAAGGTATGAGAGCCAGAATTAACAGCCCGCAGGGGCAGCGACTTAATGAAATCATGGGCGGCGTACCGCTGGAAGATTTCAGAAATACAGTACCTCAACAACCAATGGAAGGACAGCCTATGGAATGATCGGTGGATGGAAACTCACAAAGCGTAGAAAAGCCCCAGTAGCCTGAAAACTGCTGGGGCTTTTTGTTTTTGCTGCGGCGCTAGATGATTCCGAAAACCCACAGCGTTAGCAGGAAGCCTACGTACACCACTAGCAGCACTCGAGAATAGTAACCCGGCGACAGTAGCTGAATACAAGCAAGCGCGAATCCCACCACACCCAGTGTTAGAAGTGCTGCGTGGTTCACGGTGCCATCAGCAGATTATCGTATTCGATCAGCATCTGCTCAATCTTCGGCTCAGGCTTCCAGTAGTTCGGACCCTTCTGCAATTTGCCATCAATGAAAAGAGCAGTGCCATCAGCTTGGAGTTTGCTGAAGTTGCTTTGCATGATGATGCTGAGAGTTGCGTCAATTGGAATGCTGAAGCGCCGCATCTCACTAGCACAGAACACTTGCAGGTCACCAAGAAGATCTGCAAGATCCGTAAGCATTGGGAGTTTGGTGGGATAAGTAGCTACTGTGCCTTGACCTTCAACAGTTCCAGCACCTTCCAGCTTGTCAATGATATCATCCAGCTCAGTAAGCTCATCAAGAATCATCTTCTTGAATTGTTTGAGTCGTGCTGCCATTTCATTTTGGCCATCATAGAAATGATTCGGCATCTTGTACATTTCATTGAACTTGACAATGTCAGCTGCAAAAGAGAAATGCATTGCAGGTGGTGGGTTCTGCCGTTCCGTGTTGATTGCTTGCGTGGTTTGCTCTGCGTGACTCATGACTGAAGCTCCTTTAAAAGGATTGGTTTGTGGAAGTGGCTTGGGGACATTTGCTTGAGCAAAGTAATCTTGCAGGACTTGTCCCACAGTTACCTTGTCAGCAAATTCTTTGATCTCAGGCGGTGCGTCAGGCCAGAGATTTGCGCCGCGTTGAACCAGTTGTTGGAACTGCGGCCACAGATGTGGTGGAATCGAAACCATTCCTGGCATCGAGACATTGAGCTTGTCAGCTAGCATCGGAGGAACTACTGCGATATTCGTGTTAAGTATACTCATAATCTAGGAATCTCCTTCAAGTGGTTCAATACGTCTAAGGTCTGCTGCTGATAGGAACTCTCGCGCCCATGGCACCTCTGCTCTTAGAGCTGCGTAGTAGTCAGCTCTACTACTGTGGATGCATGCGCCACCACCTTTCCTGTGGGGAAAGTGATAGCCAGAACAGTGGCAAGGCTTCGGCCGCTGCCATTTCTTTAATGCGGGTTTCACAGGTTATGGTTTATTCAACAAACTCATGTCAACGTAAACAGCTCTGGCGCTGACAGGCTTCTGCTTAGGAAGGAATCCTGGAACTCCTTCTTTGATGTATTGAATCTTATCCGTGCTTTGCAGTGTGTTGAGAATATCGCTAAGCTGGTCACGCTTGTCAAGATCACGACCTACAATCTTCCACAACTCAGGAATACTTACCGGCGCCTTGGCTTCATAAAGTTTGCTCATGATGGTTTGAGCGACCTCACTATTTTTGCTCTTACCAAATTCTCCGAGCGCCTTAGGCATCGAATGCTCCGCGTGTGTCAGCAGCGTGTTAGCAAGCAGCACATCAGGAACATCAATGAGAGTGCTCTGCCGCATAGCAGCACAAATGAGAACCAGTTTAATCAGATGTGTGAAGCGCCTGGTACTGTAATATTTAAACCGGTAGTCATCAATCTCTTGCCATGTGAGATAGATTGTTTGCAACGCATTCTCAGCACTACTTGTCAGCTTGGCTTCACCTGAAACGGAACTCCTAATTTCTGAAATAAATTGGACAATTCTTTCTGCGAGCTCTTCGGGAGGCTTTTTAGGAAAAGCAATTTTTCGTCCACTTGGTTCACCATGTATAAATAGCAAGCGTGACATGAATCCTTGTCCGACGGCCTCAGCAGGAAAGGCTGCTTGGATTCCAGTATGCGTGTTTCCTCCGAGAATGGAAATCGTTGGTTGATATATAGAGAGACTCTTACTGTTTTTAAGTCGATAACGGTAAGATGCACTATCATCATCCCAATCCCACAGGGCGCCGAGGAGTGAGAAAAAATCAAGATTTCCGCTTCCCGTGAACTCGTTAAACTCATCAGCGCAGACAAAGACTTCTCTAGGAACTCTGTCAGCATTTGTTCCATCATCGTCGAATGTAAGATTTCTGAGCACATCCTCAGGTGTAGTCTGCTCACTTCTACCATTTCGCTTTCGGGTTCCATAATTCTGTTCTCTGTTGTAGGCATTGTCGCCGTAGTTTTCCGGAAGGCCTTCAAGATCTAGCAGGAACTTTTCCTTGGTAGTCTTCTCGGCGCTAAAGTGTTCGTAGCCACTGCGGGCTATTAGTTTTTTGACTCCCTTGATGGCACTGCTCTTGCGAGTTCCAGGGTTTCCTACTAGCATGACATATGCATTCGGAAAGATCCTGGTAGTGCCATGGGGTAGGTAGAAGTTCCGCCCAAGAACTGCTCCTATTCCAGCAATAAGACTCCACCTGTGAAACTGCGTGGGAGATTCTGTCTCTTGAACATACTGGAAATATAGAGAGAATAGATCTTGGGCGCTTGCTGTCGGTGGGAGCTTTGACATTTGGATGGCTATTTTAATTCTGACCAACGAGTTTTGCCAGCAGAGATATCACTTGGAATGAACATGGTGCGAGTTACCCCATCAGCACCTTTGATATCTACCTTGGTTTGCATGATGCCCTCTACGATTTTAGGTAGATCTGGCCTCTCCTGTCGGTACTGAAAGAATATACTATCATGAATCTGTGCTTTGATTCTGACAAGGCCTCGAAGGTCACAATGTATTTCTTGTTTGTCCTTGTAGTAACTCCCATATACTGTTGCCCGCCAGACATTATAGAACTCTTCGTTAATACTATCGACTGAGAGGTTTTGAGGCGGGTGAGCAACAGCCGCATTAAGCATCGGTTTATTAGACCGTGACGGTTTTCCGAAAAATATTCGAGTCCAACCTCTAGCAGATACGAGTCTACCAGTGGTAGTAATTTCTTTAATGATTGCATCATAGCCAAGCCCTCGAACTCGTGGATAGGTTTTATCGTAAACGTCTAGCAGATGGGCGCACACCATCTTGAGAGTAAAGTGTGCTGGGAGTTTCAGGGTGATTTTCGCCTTGGCAACCAGCTTCGGCCCCATAGTTTGGAGCATAACCGTGTCACCCATGTTGTAGTTTGCTCCATGGTTTGTGCGTTTGCTGAGGTCCCGGATAAGCTTGTCAACGGGCTTGCCCAGTGCTTCGTTCCAGATTTTTTCGTATGGTATGCCAAAAAACTTGGAAGCATTCCAAGCGTGATAGTCATGCGGCGATTCGACAAGATCAATGAGTGCTGTTTCTCCAGATAGATATCCAACACACCGAGCTTCGGATTGCGCTTTATCAATTTCAGCGAGTAGCCAGCCGGGGTCGCTAATAATGCATTGCTTAACAGCGTCTCCACGGGGTATATTTTGGATTTGCAGACCACACCAGAATGAAGATTCTGAACTTGCCAGCCGTCCGGTGTCTGTTCCAGCAGGATTGAGTTTATAATACAGTCTTCCATTCCAAAACTTCTCCGGGACAAAGTAGGTACTGATGAGCTTGCGGTCCTGACGAATCTCTTGGACCTCGGTGAAGATACGATTATTTAGTGGGTGCGATGCTTGAGCTACTAGCAGTTCTGCTTTTCCTGTACCACCAAGATGCCCAAGGCCGCAAACCTTCATTAGTTTCTGCACCTGTTGCCAGCTTCCCACATTGAAGTTAGGACTGGCAATCATAGTTTGGAACTTCTGCTCCCGAACTACTAACTTCTTCTCTGCCTCTTTCTTAACAACTTCCAGCCTCTCCATATCCATGGCGAGACCTTCTGCCTCTGCTGTCAGGCACGGGAATACCAGAGGAAACTCTTTGAGATAATTCCTGATAGCGTAGGGCTCGGCATCCAAGATAAGAGAAAGAAAAGAATTAAGAGTACCCCAGCAATCGCGAGCGTTGTAACGATAATAATCTTGTAGGCTTCCTGATTTACCGTCATCTTTCCAGTACCGAACATTGCGGACAGCATATGCAGTAATAAAGTCCAGGCGTTTAGGATACTCACTAAACATAGAGTGAAACAAATGCTGAGTATCATACAGCCAATTAAAAACAGGGCAATTCCAACGAAGAAAGTAAAGATTATCATACAAGCCGTTCTGAAAGATTTTGGGCTGTGGGAGATTGTTGAATTTACGAACCCAACTGAGGAAGAAGGGTGTGTTGAATGGAATTACCAGACACTCAGTAGTATGAGTATCAGGAAAGTAAGCTGCGTAACCGACGCAATTGATACGACGATCAGGGTCGTCCACCATAGTTTCAATATCAATTGCGAGTAGTGTAGCGTTTTCCAGCCATCTGGTATATCGAGACTCGATAGTATCTTCTCTTGCAACTTCCCAAGTAAAAGGCGTAGCTTCATACCATTTCTCCGGCTTAGATAGTTTGCTGATGAATCGCTTTGCTGCTGGCGTAGCGTATGGCAGAGTTACTAGATTCTCTAGCGGGTTGATGAAGACGACAGGAATCTTGGCGCGAACAGTATGTAGCAGTGAGCCCTGATAATCATCTAGTGTTATCCCGCGTCTGTTATTTGGAGCTACGAAGTCAGGCTGCTGGTAGAGAAGCTTCTCCAGAAATTCTTGGTTGCTACACACGATGCCGTCGATGCCACCGGGAGTCTTGGCGCACACGGCTTCTAAATCTGTCACAGTCAGCGGAGTAGCGAGCTTGCTCTTCCAAGCTACATTCTGACCTGCTGTCAGTCCTGCCAGTCTATGCTGGAAGTCAGCATCTGCTGGAGTTCCAAGATGAAGGAGTGTTGTCATGATCCTGTGTTGTCTGAGTTTTTTATTTACAGCCTCGGCAGAAGCAGCAAGTAAAAAACCTCCGGCAGCTTGTGACTACCAGAGGTTCAGTGTCAGCAAAGTTTCAGGCTTGCCGCGATGGATTACATCACAGTGATATTGCTGACAGACGCGTAGACCTTATCAGGATCGTTCTTGTCCTTGCGGTTCTTGATGAGCGCAGAGATTTGCACGTCCTTGATCTCATTCACCAGCGCGCCGATGTTGCTTACACCGTAGTGCTCTTGGAATGGCTTCAAGAACTTCTTGAGATTGCCGATACCAAATTCATTGTCGATCATGAAGATCATCGAGAACTTGGTACCATCAATCACAGGAGTGTCGTTGCCATCAGACAGTTCCACCGTTTCGTTCACAGTGAATGCTGCTTCCACAACATCCTTGTTGTTGACTTGCTTGACACTCATGCCAACAGTCAGAATGTAGCTGCCGGGGGGCGGAGCTTCAAACGCTGGCAAGTCTGCCAAGTCATCAATGCTAGCGGAGAACAGATCGTCGATCTTTGAGAAAACTTTTGCGTCAGACATGATGGATATATTCCTTGTATAGATGTTAAGGATTAAGGATTGGATGGATGAAAGTACCGCTGTTTACACACCCTGATCTCGTGGATCAATGATGGCTCCAGCCAGCGGCGCGCCGGAATCTCGTTCTTTTTGCAGCTTGTTGTAGCAGCCAGCGTAGCCTGCAATGTCAAGCTGACTGTCGTAGTGGTCAGGAGATTTGCTCAACCTTGCAACCTTGACTTGGATCATGCAGAGTGCTACCAACTCTGGTGTGATCTGCGCATCAGGTGCAAGCAATGGTGCCAACGTTCCTTGCCACAGCATTGCGATCTGCGAGAAGTTTTGCAGCTTATCACCATACTCGTTTTGGCGAGCACCATTGATAAGAATGTCTGCTTGTTCCAGGAACCCTGGAGTTGGTGCAGCAGCGTCAATACCCATGTACTGCTGCGGTGGTTTCTGTTTACGAGCCATGAACAATCTCCCAGTCTTCTGCAAGCATGTCAGTTTGACTGCACAGCCAAGGTACAATGGTATCATCAGCAGTCTTCATATCAACATGCGAATGGTAGTTGACAATCGTACCTTCTTGGTAAAACTGATTTAGCGGCGGACGGTTCACTGCAAACTGACTGCCTTGCACAAGAAAGATAAACATCTTCTTGCCGTTCCAGCCAGCACGAGCTACACGTTCACCATTCTTCAGTCGCTCAAGAGCAACAGAGAAGGAGAAATTGTTTGGTGCATTCATTTGAATAGTTCCAGAAGTGATGGGTTCTCAAGCTTTTCCAATTCCTTGCCCGTGCGAGAACCCAAAACAATGGACGAGGAATACGTTGTGCTGGTAGCTACCTTGTGCTTCTTATTCACAATTTCTGTGTAGGCTACGTCGTCGAAATACTTAGCAAAGGTTTTGGAGAACTGGCTGGTGCCACCAATCGGAACCAGCTTCTTCTTGCCGTCTTCCATTTCCACCAAGTTCTCATGAGAGATTGCTACGATGTTAAAAGGTGCCATCTGGAGAATACTGAATATCCTATCCATGATGCGCCCTTGTTTAGCGTAGTCATCCCAGTCTGCTTTCTTATCAAAGTTATCTTTCAGAATCACGTCACGCTGGATGTAATTCATGACACTGGCAGCGAGTTGACTGACGCTGTCGATAACAAGAATGTCGTTGTTGGTGAATTCGCTGACGTTGATGCTACTGTAACCATCAGCTATGGCCTTGCACTTAACGCAATTGACTTGGCCGTGGGCATGGCAGATGCTCTGTGCTCCACCCTTAATGATCTTGAGCAGAGTCTCAACAGCAACAGGGAAGGTTTGAGTATCAGCAATGTGGAAGTACTCGATGTTATCGAGCCACTGCTTCTCAATGCGTGGGCTGTGAAAGACAGTTTTAATACCGTCTTCTAGATCAAACCACCAGAGGCGATACATCTTTGCCAGTGCTGCAACCAGCTCAGTCTTGCCAGTCTTAGGCGCACCATAGACAAGAATCTTACGAGCTGCTGATGTTTGATAATTTGTGAGTTTCATGTGGAAATTTTCCAGAGTAGAATGTTCATTATACACAAAACGCGCAGCTTGTCAAGTACCTTTCGGACGTTGTGCCGCAATCAATTCTGTTAGCGTGAATTTGTAATCCACAGCTTCCACCTGCTCAACACTTTCAATGGTAGGAACTTTGATGCCAGGAAACAGCGACTCGTTTCTCATCTGACAATTCCCGTACCAACGACATTTCTTTCCCCACTTATTGAGACAACTGTCGCCCCTCTTCGGGAAGAATTGTAGTTCTTGATACTTATCGATCGTGGCATGTGTGAGCAGTAGATCCTGTAGCCACTCGGCCCGCTGAGTTCTGCTCTTGGGAAACGGAAGTAGTTGAAACTCCCGTGATTTGCTGCTATATACAATGTATAGAACTTCGTAATCAGAGCTGGGTAGTCCCATGCTGCTGGCGAGCGCATCAACCACAACAGAGTATCCCAATGCTTGATAGGAATTGCCGTAAGTTGCCTCATCAACAAATTCACTACCCGTAGTTTTTCCTTCCCATACGGCGAGCTTACCAGTTGCTCGGTGGATAAGGATTGTATCGATGTGACCGAAGTGGTAGTAACCATTTTCTGTGTCCACTGCGAAAGAAAGCTCAACTGCTGGCTTTCCATTGGGGAGTCTGAATACTTCATAGTCTGCTAGCTCACTGTTGGCCATGAAAAAGGCGAAACTCTCAATGGCATGAAGCGCCATAGGCAACGACTTGCCAGTAGGGTTTCCATTCTTATCTAGTTTCTCGAAGTCCCACGGCGCCTTCCATGCTAGGAATGCCGCGAACTGTGCAGCTACTAGATTTCCGGTAGCAGCGTATGCTTGAATGCCAGCACCAACAGAATGACCGTAAGCAAAGTCTGCATTAAGTTCATCCGGCTCATCGGGATTTGCTGGCATCACTGCTCGCAGCATCTCAATCTCATAGAGGCGTGGGCACTTATGCAACAGTGCCAACTTGGAGTGGCTGGTGCAGTTGCCATTCCGCATCAGCTTTCTGTATTCTTTATCGCTGGTACTTTCAGCAATAGCTTTAGCTTCTCCAAGCGACTGAGTGTGACTGGTGGTTCCGAGACTTTCCAGTGGGATTCGTTCATCCAGCTTAGCGAAGATTCTGTCAATGTCTTTACTGGTTGCCATGATCTGCTCGCAAATTCAAGCGCTGCTTGATAGTGTGTAAAGTAACTATAGGATTCCATAGCTGTGAGATTTGCTTGGTGCTCATAGCACTGCTCGCAGCTTTGAAGTAATCCCTGAAATAATGTGCGGCTCTTGCAATAGTAGCAGATGCAGCATCGTGGAGTTTCATAGGTGCTTGATGCCCTAGGCGGCACTGCTATTCCTACTAGCCTCGTCATCAGAATGCAAAACTTTTCTGGCTCACATTCGTAGCCGATGCGCCCCGGCCACCGACGATGCCACGGAAATTCCAGTGATCGATGCCGTAGTTGCACTAGATAACTAGGAACTTCAACACTTGGCACTTACAAATCTCCCAAGCTAAGTTGTCCTGCTTTCTTAACTGCCGCAGCTCGTGCCTTAGGAGCACTGACAGCAGCAACCAGAGTAGTGTCCGTGATAATTTGCTGCCCTTGCATGATCTTACCAATCTCTTCCTCGCTAAGAAGATGCACCAGTTCCTCATGAGTAATGAGAAGCCTGTGAATCTCTTTCAGATGATCCTTCATGCGAGGATCTTGCTCAAGCAGTGCTTGTTCCAGATAAGACAAACGCTGCTGGATTTGATCTTGCTGAGGCGTGCGCTCTGTATTGGTTGTAGTTTCTTCAGTCATGTCAAGTCTCCTACCCACTCGTATGATTCACAATTAACACACTGCATCAATGCATCTGGCTCTTTGTCATCCTTGGCAAACAGCTTGCATCCGCATTTACTGCAACCAAGTAAAGCTCCATTACGTTTGATGACAACAGTGCTCATCAAAGAACTCACAGATTGATCGGTCGCAGGCCGCGTTGTTTCCGGAGTCGATTCAGGTACGTCAGACATATTGATTCCACCTTGTTAGTATCAAATTGAAGATTCATTTGCAGCCCTGCGTTCATGCGGCTGACAAACTCAGGACCATTGTTGCCCATGCACCAAGCTACTAGCGGCCAGATTTCAGGCCAATGTTCCACAAGCTCGCGGCGCAGGGCATTGAAACTCTCAGGAAACATGTAGATCTTCTGGTCGAAGTTCTTCTTGTCACTGTTGGTTTGATCTAGCAAAGCTGCTGAATCATCACCAGCAACAATTTCCTGAGGCTTGTAGCTTGCTACTTGCTCGTCACCTTCAAGGATCAGTTTCTTGGCAACCTCTACATCCTTGGTTCCAGTGACTTGAATCTGAGCTGATTTGCCAGTTAGTTTTTTCATACTCATTTCAATGCCGCCAATTGAGCTGCCATAGATTCACAGTGCTGCACACAATACTCCAAAGGCCTGCCGCCTTCATCATCATCCATGTAATGTGCGCAGTCAAATCCAAACCACCAAGATTCAGGTGCGTCTGTTACCGGATAGTCTTGTCCTTTTGCGTTACTTGCGTAGGTGATGCCGCCATGCACATCAATAAGAACATCCAAGCTACGACGAATTTCACCCTCACCGTCACTGTTAACAGTAGCAGTGAAAAGCAGGATTGGGCTCTTGGTACCGACTTGTGAGTTTGACACTTGCTCTTTGGTTATAGCATCAATCTGCTCATCATAGGCTTTGCCAAATGCAGGGCTTCCTTCTTTTACTGCTACGTACCCACAGCGATGGTTTTTGCTGCGGCCCAAAATCATAATAACAACTGCGCGCAGCCCGGCAGCGGTGATCCAGTCTTTTTCAATTGCGAATGCCATGATGATTCCTTATTTAGTAAGCTTGTGCATTATGACAGCATCAAGCAGAGTGAGTGGTGTGACTTCTATACTGGCGCAGCCTGCAAGTAGCAACAGTGCTAGGATCAAGGAGAGTTTCATGATTTTCTATCCTTGTTGAGTGCACGCAGACGCAGCTTGCAAGCATTCACAGAATCTGCTACTCTGCTATATGCAAGCAGTTGAACTGCTGCCTCTTTCAGCATCACTGCTTTTGCAGTGGTTAGCGTAGGACTCATAGACCAGTCCCAAAGTTCATCTGAAAGTTCCTTGGCGCCTCGTGGTTTTGCTGCTGATGCATTCATTTGTATCTTCCTACTCGGTTAACAATGTTAAGGACAGCAGTAACACTGATTTCATGCTGTTTTGCTATCCACTCAACGGGAGCTTTGTTAGCTCGCTGCTCTCGAATTAATTCCAAAATTGCTACGTCCGTTACTACAGGCCTACCACCACCCACATGCCTGTTCTTTGTCATCTTATCTGTGACATTATCTTGATTGGTACCAAGCTCTAAATGCTCAGGATTGATGCACCATCGGTTATCACAAGTATGCATTACCTGAAATCCTTTGATTTCATCCAGAGTCTTACCATGAATCTCACAATAGACAGCTCTGTGATGATTAACATGGACACCATTGAATCTGAAATCACCGTACCCTTTACGGGTAAGAGAGTAAGGAGTTTTGATGCAGTCCATATAAGTATTAGAGCCGACGGCCATCCCATTCAAGGGAAAAGTAAACAATTCTAAACTCGCCATCACTGGGATCGACTGTCTCACGAACAACTAGTTTACCAGCAAATCGCATTCCTAGCTTCTTCTTGCTAGCAGTTTCAATGCTCTTCTCCTTGCTCACAGCTTGGATCATGGTCTTGCAGGCAGTGTGATGCACACGTACTGGAGTCTCTTTACCAACAGGTAGTTTGGAAATCATTTCCCAGATTGGGAAGTATTTTCTAGGCTGAGGTTTAGTTGGAATTGGCATGGTCAGCGTCATCAGGTTTGTCACTTGCAATTGTTAACAGTACGTAATCTATTGGTGAGCGCTTCCGCGGGCGCAAGAAGAATCTGGCAGTACCAAGTAGCGAGTCGCCCTCGGCATCAACATACTCAAGACTGACTGTTCCTCTCTCCACATCATCAGTCAACCAACCAAGTGCTGCGGTCTGAATCTTATAATCTTTTAGCTTACGCAGCAGTGATGTTCTTATGGAATTCGCTCCACTCTTAGTTGCTGGCAGAGCAATCTGCTTGGTCTCCAGCAAAGTATGAAAAATATCATCGAGTGTCATACTAATAGAAAACCCCGGACCAGTATTGCTACCAGTGCCGGGGTTGTTCAAGGTCATTAGCTAGGCGACACAGGCTTTGATATCGTTGGTCCTATTCACTCCCAGCTTCAAGGGACTAATAACCTAGCAGTTTTTGCGGACAGCGAGAGGAATTTACAACTCGCTGCTACCCACATGGGAACCTGCCAACCAACATCTGCAAGATCACAGATCATCCATCGTGATCTTCTCTTCCGTCTTCAGCATCTTGTCAAGCCGGCCAGCGAAGTACTCGATGACTTCAGCATGATCTTCCGCACCTTCATCACCAACAGTGCTGAGATACACTGCCAGTGCGTTCTGGAACATCTCCAGAATTTCCTTCTGACCACGTTGCTTCTTGAACACAGTGCTGAAGCACAGCAGGTGGTTCTCGATGTTTGCCTTGGGCTTGTTGAGAGCAGCAGGCATGACTTCCAGATAGCTAGCAAGGAATGCCTTGATATCTTCGTCAGAAGGAACAGAGCTGGCACGCTCAGACTTCGGCATGTTGGCGATAGCAGTCCACGACAGTTTGTCGTAGTTCAGGCTAGCAGCAGTGACGGTGCCATCCTTGTTTGCTTCGCGCCAGTCGTTGATCTGACCGCGAGCAACACGGTAGACCTGATCGGCAATGGTGCTCAGCAGCAGTTCCACCTCAGCTTTGAACTGAGTAGGATCAGACAGGAACACTTTCAGTGCTGCGATCGTGGGAGTCGGCAGATCAAGAGTAACAGAAGGATGCTTCTTGCCCTTGCCAATTTCCTCGCCCTTCTCATTACGGAGTTTCTCCGTCTTGAAGTGGAAAGGTTGTTTCGTCATGACGCTGGGACCAGTGCTGGTGTAAGCATCAGGAGCAGCAGGTGCAGCAGCGCCAGCAGCAGCAGCGCCAGCAGTTGCATTGACTTGGTTGGTATCGGTAACGGTTTCCATTGATTTCTCCGGAAGTTGGTAGTGAGTGAAAGAATCGGTTGAAAGATTCCCGCATGCGGAATTGCATTAAGGAACCGCCAGTGTATCAGGGGCTTGTTACGTTGTCAACCCCCATTTTCGTTTCTTGCTTGCAGAACTTTCTCGCCAGCAGCCTTGTAGTTTTCAAGGATACCGCTAGTATCAACTCCAAGGATTTGAAGCTTTGCCAGTTTCTCTTGGATGAATTCACTAATGAATTCTCCAATCTCGTGGCCGAGAAGATGCATGGTGACTTGTGCACCGTTACTTGCAGCAATCTTTACTTGCACCATGGAGTGATCGTCCACAGTGATAGCAAGATCGGCCGCCAATGCTGATTGCAGTTGGTTGATTGCAGTATTTGCTTCAACAACATCTTTTGGATTGAGTAGACTCATGCTCATGATTTTAGTTTCTCCGTTCAAGTGGTGGTTTATTACGCTCATTAGTCTGATTGTTCCCCGGATGGCCCGGATGCCAAAGTTTGTAGACATAATAGGTGTGTCCTTTGTAACTCCTCTCACTAATTGCTGCATGCCTCGCATCACACAGAAAATCCAATCTGATATCTCCATGAACAGGGTAGCCTGCATCACGTAGATCTTTCAGCTCTTTAGCTGCAACTGTTCCTTCCATGATTTGAAAAGATTTAGCTTCAACCCCCGGCTTTTTCAGCACACTTGGTGGCAGATAGAACAAGCTGCTAAGAACTTCCACTAGCAGCTCCTCTTTTTCCAGTTCTGAGAACTGGCTAACAGGGAAGAATTCATTCATCATTATCTCCTTCAGTATCAAGAATTCCGTGGCTGCTACTGCGATCAAATAGCGGACCTGCATCATCTTCTTCATCGTCTTGTGTACTTCCAAGCAACAAGCCAATGTCAGGGATGTGACTAGCGTTGACAGTAACTGTGTCCTGCTGATTCATGGCTTCGCGCCGATGCTTCTCAGTATCAGTATGTGCCAGTCTCCACTTAGCATGAGCAACCATCCATTTGATCTTGCTTGGATAGTCTACCAGGCGCGGCTCCGTCATGCTAATAGTTCCTGCTTCCTTCTCCAGTCGCACCATTTCTGGCACCAAAATCTCGAAAGTTTGGAAGCGATTAGTAAGAACCTTCCGCTTATACGCAATCCTTTCCAAGAATGCATGACTCACACTGCTGCCAGTAGGAATCTCACAGAGAACAATCTCCTCGAACAGATCGATATCAGCAATGGTGAATTCCTGAATTTCCTGCTCAGTCTCAGCATCAAAGAGTTCCCACATCCAGCCCTCAGTATCACGAGCATATCGCTGCGGAATGTGGGCTAGAAACCATCGCCACAGGAGTTTCTTACTTCTTGGTGCTTTCGTAACGAGGTCATTTCGTAGCGCAACCAAGGCTCTTTCCGCACTTTCCAGTTTCTCAAGCTCAACTGCTTCCCGTACTTTGCTTTCGTAGTCTTTCTTGACTTTCCAGCAGTTTTGAAGGTAAGGCTGAAGCTCAATACCTTTGTTAAATTTGCTGATACGGAGTGCCGGAAAACGGAAGCGATTACTTTCGAGATAGCTTTTCCAGTACGCAAGTTGGATAAGCGAACTCCAACATCCTGATACTTCTTGGATTGTAGGGAGCCACTGAGTAGTCTGTTGCACATCTGCGATATTGTGGAGAATTGCGAGAGCTGTAACTTGTAGGATCTTTTCTTGGCGTTCCGTAAACTGGGCATTTGCTGACTCCTCAGGTGTGAGACTACAGAAGTTGTTCCAACTATTCTTGGCAAACGAGAGAAGTGCGCCAAGATCTAGTGAGAACAGCGGATGGATTACCTGCGTGTTTTTCCACTGACTGAGAAATGGCACGTGACCTGCAACTGTTATCAGCTCGATGCGCCCGAGGGTGAGACCAGTATATTGACAGATCAGTGGATGAGTTTGCAGTTTCACCTGACTTGTTCTGACAATGGGGGTTTCATTTGTTTCTGCGTTAGCAAATGGTATAGACATTTCTTAGTTTCCTTTAAGCATTGAAGCTTTTAATTGAAGGATGGGGCTGTTGACGCTAGAATGATGAAGAGCAGGAAGATAAGGATAATAGTGTTGATGAGATTCACTGTTCGCTCCTTGCAGTCCAGTCGATTGTGCTGTCGATGTAGAAGATTTCAGACAGTCGATCTTCCAGATCTTGGATGATGAACATAACGAACATCATGCATACATCGCTACGTTCTTTGTGGTATCTGGGCTTGTCAGAAATAACCTCTGAGATTTTATCCTCATCTCCATTGAAGTCAAAATAGCCAGAATTTTTCACTCTATTCCAGCCGTTTGACACTGTGCTAATATAGTGAAGCGTGTGGTCAATCTTAGGGTCACAGATCAAATCCACCAGATCAGCGTGGAGTTCCACGAGTTTATACAGTTCAATAGGTGCCTTCATTTCAACATCTCCTGCTCTTCTTGAGCAAACTTTTCTTTCAAACTCACTAGCTTCTCAGCCAGCGTATTACCCTTAAGCCTTGGTGCTTTAGCAGCTTTGCTAAGGGTTCCCGGTTTGATCCCCCTGTCAGGTTCACAAATAATAATCAGTTCCTGCGCAGCACGGGTGATAGCAGTATAAACTAGCTCGCGGCTGCACATTGCATGATGCTTGGAATGTAGAATCAGCAGCACCTTACGCCACTCAGAACCTTGCGACTTATGCACAGTGCAAGCATATCCGAACAGCATGTCATTGATATCAGCAGCAGTCTCAAGATATGCTGTCTCGTAATCATCGCCGCAGCTTTCAACGCTATCCTTGTCGCTCCATTGAGTAGGATCAGTGCCATTGATATAACGGACAGTGATGCCATGAGATGCTTGATGTTTCCTATCTTCCACCTCGCCATGCATCGACATACTGTTGAGAATGGCATCTACATCAACACCTTCATTCTGCTGCTCCCAAGAAACCTCGGCGCCAGCAATTTTACTAGCACCGCCCCAGCGATCAATCTTATAGACTAGTGGACTGATTGGTGGCTTGCCACTGTAGGATCTGTTGTATCCGATGTTTGTGATAATAGCTTCACGTTTGCGAACAAGGACCTTATCACCAACAGCGAAATAGTGCTTTTCAAATCCTGCAATGATTTCAAAGATCTGAGCATCACGCTGCCGACCAAGATAATCAGCAATGCGACTGTTTAATTCTATGGTGCCGAAGCCTACATTGTGTGGACACAGGATCATATCCTTGTAAACATCAAGCACTTGTTCCTTGATTGCTGCTTTGCAGAAGTTGCTAGCCTTATCTAATGCATCCTCAGCACTGATGGCTTTACTCCAAGGACGAATAATTAGCTTACCCATTTCTCCCTTATCAATTTCAACAGGATCAGTAAGAGGAATGGTTTTACCATCCTTCATTTCAATGGCAAGACTGATGATTGGAGATTCAAGTGCTTGGCGATAGACTCGTGTGAGTTCTACGATTGGTAGCTCCAGCAGCTTCTTACCAAGGATTGGACCACCATAGACTGGTGGAAGCTGGTTAAGATCGCCAAGGAAAATCCATTGTACTGCTTCTGGATTTGGCAATGCATCAACAACAAGATTGATAAGATCGATATCAACCATGGAACTTTCATCCACCACGATAGTGCGAAGACTAGATGGCAGTGGATTCATGCTATTTCGCATTGGCTCGAAACGCATGGTCTTTTTCAGCAATCCCGTTGCTGGGTCTTCCACTTCATAAATGACAGGAGCAAACTCTAGCAACTTATGAATGGTGCAAGTTGTAATGTCCTTGCTGAAATGCTTTGCAATTTGCCGCACTGCCATGTTAGTGTAGCTGCAAAGGACAATTCCCGGCTTGCCATACGCTAGTTGCTTGGTGATTTCATGGGCTGGAATGGTAGGAAGAATGGAGTTAGCAAGGAGAGATGCTACCAGTCCCTTGAGTGTACTGGTTTTACCGGTGCCGGCGGCGCCAATCAAGCAGAAACTACCACCTTTGAGGCCAGTGATAATAGCGAGGAGTTGCTCTTCATTCCAGTCTCTACTCTTATCAATGGTCCACATGTTGTAGGCATTGACTAGAGAAGAAGCAGTAGCAGTCAGTTGGTGACTGGTGATAGCAGCTTGCTGTGCGGCCAGAGTCGCAGCCTTCTCGGCTTTGATAGCTAGAAGCCGCTCTTTAGCACGAGCAAGAGCTTGTTGAACAGGTGTCATTGGTGCATTCATGTCACGGGACCTTTGAGAACTTTCTGTGCTGGGTTTGCTTCAAATGCAATCCACTGCTTGTAACTTAGAATATTGTATTCAAAACGCTTAGCCATTTGCACCATGGCGTCTGCTGGTACATTGTGAATGCTGGTGAAATCGCTTTGCACTGTTATTAGGATTACATCCTCAACACCACAATCTTTGGCAATTTCATAGTAAGGGAGAATCTCCCAGAAACGAGTGAATGTGTTGCTGACAATGACATTATCACCTTTATTAAGACAGCTAGCAGTACTAATCTGGCACCAGCTATGTGCTTGAGACAGCAATGATGGATCGTATTTATACTCGCCACTCTCATCAATGAATGCCATATCAGCTTCATAATGACTGGCATAATAGCCGCGGTCATCATACGCTGTTTGCAGCAACTTTGCTAGTTCAGTTTTTCCGCTGCCGGGGATTCCACGAATCAGTGTCAGTATTGGTTTGCTCATGATGCTTTTCCTACGTTGGTTGATTATTCCATTTTAGATTCAATTTCATGAATCCTGTTTCCGCAGCACATCTCAGCAAGCCGTAGTGCTTCCAATGCCTCCTTGTGCTTGAAGATCACAGTGTTGAGATAATTCCATTCCTGGGAATTTGCCAAGCATTGCTTATGCAATTTGCTGAGATCTGCCAGTTTCTGCTCGGCATGAATGATGCACATTTGCAGATAGGTTGGTTTTGTGGAGGTCCTTGTCATGATGCTTTCCTTAGTTTAAGAGCAAGTGAATGGAATACGGTTAGTAATCAACCAATGCAGTTTCTCTATTGCCAATGGCCTCAATTGACCAACGTCAAACCAGCTGGATTTGTCCACTAGATTTTCAGTACAACTGAAATAGTACATTGGTTTTTGATTGTGCTTGTTATGCACAATGATGCTGTCTGCAAGTCTTTCAACTTTGAATCCAGCGTACTCAATTTCTTCGAATGAAAAGTGACATTGCATACCCATATCACACCTTCCAGTTCTTGGGAATATCATTGAGCAATGCATTTCGTTCTGCATCCATCAGTGCTCGCTTGAATGCTGCTTCACCTTCGGCGCCACTGAGATCAGTAGCAATGATTGCAGCACTGTTTCCAGTGAGTTCATTGTTGAGTGCAGTTTGCTCGCCTTGCTCGTTTTGTGCTTTGTCAGTCATGGAATTCATGCAAACATCACAGCAACGATAGCCTTGATTCCAAGAGCTTGCACTGATGAGAGATTTGCAGCCAGCACGTCTACACACTTCAGCATTTCCAATGCTTGGAGAAAGTGAAAGCGCCATATCGCTATAACTATCCCACACACTATATTTTTGATTGCTCATGATGCCATTGCTCCTTCACTTAGAACTTTGAATAGCACTGCTTCGTCACCACTATTGGCAACAAATGTATACTGTTCTGGGCCACCAATACTGAATTGATCAGAGTCCACACGAACCCAGAACTTCAATTCATTAGTAGTGACAATCATTGCATTGTTAGTGCTACTGAGAACAATGTATCTATCACTGTTTGTGTGCATGATCTATTTTCCTTGGTTAAATCGGTCGATTGAAGGTAACTACCAGAAACCAGTGGCGCCATGGACTCCGACCTGCTACCAGGCGAATCACATTTCTGAGCCACATGACATTACAACACACTTTCATCCCTTTGTCAAGTCCCTTTTGACATACTGTGGAGTCTTATTAGTTTCATATTATTGCAGTGTT